CACAGTAGCGTCCCCAGAACCCTGAGTCTTGAATAAGACTTTCTTAAGGTTTGCCACACGAATGTAGCCTGAGCCAACTTCAACAACTTCACCTTCGGCCTCCGAATCTGTTTGGGTTACAACTTCACCTACCTGAAATGTAGAACCAGAACTGATTGACAACTGCTGGTCTGCCAACAATTCTTCCTGAACTGTGCCAGTTACAACTGTGCTAGAGGTATAGCCAGTAATCTCAACCTGCCGGCCATGCACGGCAACACGCGCACCCACATGGTCGCTATTCCAGACCGCAGCCGATGTTGTTAATGTGATTGATCCAGTGCGACCGCTTGGCGTAATCGTCACTTCATCACGCGCAAACTTGTACATCGGCGCGTAGATTTTGCCGCCAGCCAAATCTTGATCGAAATCAAAATATGCACCAGTAAAGCTAGATGCCCCGGTACGAGTGATTACCGTCATCGGGAAATCTTCGTGCGTAAGAATCATTACATCATTACGCTGGGTGTACCTAACTTCGTACAGATTATCGGAAGTCCAATCAAAGCCGGTCAGGGTATCCAGAAGCGTGCCGCTAGTGGAATAAAACTTAGCCGTACCCGCAGCAAGAGCCACGATATACAACTGGTTTTCGTTAAAGATAAATGGGAATAGGCGGTATGCACCACCAAGATCAGCTAGGTATTCCGTACCCGGTCTACGCTTAACGCCACCCTGAACAAGCTGCATGAAGTTTGTTAGGGTTTCAACACCATTGCCATACGCCTTGGTGTCAGAACGAGCCGCCATTAAGGGGTCAAGTTGTCCAGCCGAAAAGTTGGTCTGGAGGGTTCTTACCCTTCTCATGGCTTACAGCCTCGCGTTAGTCAGTCGGTTCAGGTTAACCTTTCTGGTTGTTTGGGAGGCAGAGTCAGTATGACGCGCTTTGCGAATCTGGAGTTCAGCTTTTTCTTCCATTAGCTGAGCAATGTCCGCTTGCATGGACACACCAGAAGCCAGCGCAGATGCTAACCGATACTCAATCCCAAGCCGGAAATAAGCAGGCCAATCAATCTCATCGGCCTTATAGATGCCATCAAGCACAACCACATCATTTAGACCAGCATCACAATAGATGTTGTCATCATAACGGTCATACTCAATAGTGTAGTCATTCACCGTAACAGCACGAATCATCAGAATATCATTAGGAACTTGATAGGCTGCGGTCCACCGTGCGCTTGGGGTAGCGGCCAATCTGTTCAAAGTACGCTGAGCCATGGCAAAACGCCACGGGAATGACGATAACTCGGACTCTACAATTTCATCATAGATCGCATTCAGCACGATTCCCTCTGACGAGTCATCGTTGAATGAGGTAATGGGCTGCATCCCAATAAGCGCACAGGCTTTCTGAGCAACAGCAATTGAAGTTGTAGCACCCATTTAATGCTCCAAGAAAAGGGGGGTAGCCGAAGCCACCCCCCGATTCATCAGGTTCCGTTAACTACGGTAACGGTTGCTGCGCCAGTGGCACTAGAAACAACACACACATCCACAGTCGGGGTGCTAGAGTCGATCACCATGATCGCGTCACCCTTCTTGAGAGATGCAGTGTAGCTGTTGAAGTAGCCAGAAGCAGCCACAGTTGCAATCGCATCAGCAGACTTATACACATAAAGTGCTTCGTCACCGATGTTAATGCGCTTCATATTAGCAGCGGAAAATGCCATGGATCACCCCCTTAAGATTCGGTGTGCTTGAGAATGTAGCAACCGTTGTCATCAATAAGGACAGCACCCTGCGACATGGAAGCTACCATGAGGTGAGCCTGTTCCTTACCCTGCCAAGTGACATCCATGCTTACTTCTGCACCAGACGCAGCACCTACGGAGTTGCGGTGGTAAGCCAGAGAGTTACGAACGGAAGATGCCACGCTCAGACCAGAGTGGGTCATCACGAAGAAGGACATGAAACGCTTAGCTGAGAAGCCAGCACCCTTCCACGGCAGTTCAGCTTCCGGAACATAGTCACGGCTAGAGAACTCAGTGATGCCCATCAGGTCAGTCCAGCCCTGCGGGGATACCAACAGATAACGCTGACCATCATCAGGTACATCGTTGTTACCAAAGGCTTCGTAGATTTCTTCCAGCTTAGCCTGAGTAACAGCACCAGTACCAGTAGTTGCATTACCAGAACCATCAACAGCATCAATGATGAGCTGATCGGACTGACGACCCAGTGCAGCGGACAGCGAGGTAGAAACTGCTGCGCGCTCATCGTGCTGAATCTTCAATTCGTCCAGCTTGTCAATGTACTCACCGAGATAGTAATCGGCCAGCGAGCATTCAACATTGCTGTGGGTCAGGTTAGCGAGCGGAACCTGTGCATTGCGGGACTTAGTGCCAGCAACGCCAGTGCCGATCTTCTGGAAGGTGGTGGATTCACCCTTAACATTAGTCTTACGACGGACAGTATTGAGAAGTTTGGCTCCCATGCGCTGATATGCAAGATGAACCTCGCTTTCAAACTGTTTTACAAAGGCAGTATCAATAGTGTTTGCCATTACAGTTCTCCAGTTGTTGAAACAAAATCAGCGGTTGTCCTCTGAGATTCCGTCCTAGTTACCCTCGGGGCTAGGTCATCCGCACAGCGGGGCCACGGGCTAAGAATAATCACGCTAATTCAGGTTAGCAAGTACTAACTAACCAAAATGTTTTTGCCACGCCTTGGTTACTTGGCTGCGGTAGGCATCATCAATCTGCCCCGGTTTCCAGTAACGCGGGTCATCCATCATTTCACGCAGCTTGTCTTCATTAACAGAGCCGGTAGATGGCGCACCTTCAAAGCTAGACAAAGATGGCTCGGCCTGAATGCCGATAATCTTTTCCAGAACCTTGATTGAGTCGGCATTAACAGCAAAGTCAGCAATGACATTGTATTCCTGTTCGCTCAGATTCTTGCCCAGCCACATATCTACGGCATCAACACGCGCTTGAGCGTTCTCACCAAGGTTTTGTAACTCAGCATCACGGTTAGGCAAACCGCCAAAGTGGTATTCAAAATACTTGTCAATGCCTTGCTGGAATTCTTCTTGGGTCAAACCACGGCTATGCGCAGTTTCACGCCACCAACCCAGCATTGGATCGTCATCTGCCATCTGTGCTTCCCAGCCATTGGGCAGATTTTCGATGCTTGGCACAGCATATTGGTACTTATCCGGCGACTCAGGTACGCCTTCACGAGGAGCCAGGATTTCTTTTTCCAGTTCCTCACGCAACGCAGACGCACGCTGGCTAAACTTGCGCTCCAGTTCTGTATAAGACTTTGCTAATCCTTCTACATTCGGCTGGTTAGACTCGGTATTCCAGAATTTTTCTGGCAGATATTCGGGACGAGGAACCGCAGTTGGCTCCGAAGATGCTTCTACTGCGGCTTCTGGCGCAGAATCAGTTGTCATGTCAGTCATGGCTGATCTCCTTGTTGTGCGCGTTTAATGCGCTGTTCAATAATGCCTACAATGAACCGCTGACCCTCAATATGAGCCAGTGAATTCGGATCAAAGTTCGGCCCCATCACGCGCTCAATCGTAATTGAACGCAGATATTTCAAGGCAAACTCGCCATTGGCCCCACTAAAACACAGGGCCAAGGCTTCGTTAATGCGCTTTTCGGCTTCGTCAGACCGTCCTACCCCATCTACACTCACGGCATCATGCTCCTACTTGCTTGTGCTAATTCCAGAACGGAACCCGGTGCTTGCTGCTCCATAGCCATTGCCTGTTGCTGGGCTTGGCGTTGAGCCAACGCACGAGTGGTTTCATCAATCAGGATTTTCTGAGGAATTTCGTACCATTCCGCCAGCTTTTTGATCGTTTCATCCGGGCTAATAAACTGCGATGCAGCCTGCGGACCCATGGTTTGCGTGACCAATCCAATGAAGTTTGTTAACTGCATGATGTCTTGGTTGCGCTGAGCGCGAGCCAGCGGTGACTTGGCAACAATCTTAACTTCGCGGCCATCAACCTTCGGAATCTCGATCTTGCCCTGCTTTTTCAGGATAGAAACTACCCGGCGCAGCATCGGATTAACAAACTCAGCCTGCAATCTGCCGTAGGCAGAGCCAATAATCTCAGCAAGATTAGACTGGCGGGCAGCCACTTCGGTAGCTGACATCGGCGTGGTATCTGTACGGCCCAAGTCTTGGTTGTACAGCGCACGCTTAATGTTCTGCTGCATATTGTCAATGATTAGCTGCGACACATCAAAGCGCGCCGGAGAAGCAATTGCCTCAAGGCCACGGCTATTCGGGCTGCGCGGCACAATCGTACCCGGCACAAGCTGAATCGTGTCGATGTTAATAACACCATCATCATCTGCCTGCCAGATACCACCGATTGCCATCTGCGCATTCTCAAGAACAAGCTGCATGGTCAGGTTACATACCTTGATTGCAGGCAAAGCGTTCATCAGAGGGCCGCGACCGTAGATTTCACCTGCCGCTTTTGACCAGCGGAAGTTAACCCAAGGGCGAGAACCTTCACCTTTGAACGATCCATCAATGATCTTGGTCTGAGATTCCAGATCAATCACGCAATACTGGTGTACTTCCTGCTCACGATTGCTCCAGTCACGATATACCGCATCAATAAACGGTACTTCTTTCTCTGGATTCATCTTGATCTTAGCTGCCAAGCTATCTGACAGCTTAGCCTTCGGCCATACAGTCAGGATGTCCTTAGCCTTAACGCTACGCTCACGGAACACACCATCAATCTGATCGAATGGGCCAGAATCCAGAATGGTTTGCGACAGAGGAACTGCCAAGAACTTAATCGGATTGGTTGCGTCACCTTCCTCGATCAGCATATTGCCAGTGCCTACTGACAGATCGAGGAATGACTCATGGACTTCCTGTGAAAAGTTTGAGTGCTGGATAATTTCACTGACATATTCAGTGATCTCGTCCAGTTCAGACTGAACCTTTGTCCGCATTTGCGGAGGAATGTCCGAACCCGGCTCAAACCTAAACCATGTTGCAAAGTTAGGGACGATGCCGTACTGCAATCTAGACGCAAACTCCTGAACACCGACTACTGCGGTTTCATCAAAGATTTTGTCCATGCGAGATTGCGCTGGGGCTTCCATAAAAAAGCCTTCACGCAACGGCAAACTGTATTCATAACACTCCTGCCAAACATCAAGCCAGTTTGACCGTGCTTGTTTGGCCTTAGTGTATCGCTTGATGATATAGCTAGGATCTGCCATGACTTACCCCAAGGTTGTTCCGTCTTCCGGCTCACCGTAACCGCGATAACCGCTGAGCATTACACCCTTACGGCGGCGAGTTAAGTCGGCAGTAGCGGCTGCTGCTTCTTTTTTAGCCAGTGAAATCTTTTCCTGTTTGGCTGCTTCTTCGCGCTCTTTACGCGCACGCTCCAATTCAGGATCAGGTGGCGGTGCTTTAGGGCTGCTAAACAATGCAGCCATCGGAAGCAGGTCAATTAGATTTGAAATATCCATGGCTTACCCCAGCTTATCTTGATCTAAGAAGCCACGATAACCACCAGACAGCAAGCTGCTAATAGAGCCAAGACCACCACGGCGGCGAGAGCGGCCAGTACCAGTCGATGCTTCTTTTGCTTGCTTTCTTGCCACAACCACTTCTTCTTTAATTGGAGTTGGCGGTGGTGGAGGAGGGGTTGGTTCCGGCGGAGGACTGCCGCCACCCTTGGTTTCTGCTACTGGACCTTCGTAATCAAACGAGTCAGAAGACAGTTCGACAAGACCGCCCTCAGTCATTTGGTATTGGATGGAGGTATATACCTTCATTTCCATTCTCCCTTGTGAATAAGCGTTCCGCCTGTCCTCATCATCTCTTTGTAGAGTTGCCAAGGAGTCAGCACAAATAAGCCCTTAATACCCAAAAGGTGTTTGACGGCTTGGACGCAGTATAGTATGGAGAAATTGAAAACGGAATTTTTATCACGGCGGGGTCGGTACGACACAATCGTAGCGTTTGCCTCAGTCTTCGCCCACCTCAAGACATCGTTCGCAGCTAGCGGATGGTAGATCCAAGTCTGGAAAAACTTAGAAGTCCAGTCCATGAAGATCCAGTGATAACTACCCGGCTGGTAGCCAATGGCACAAACATGGCGGAATCCCTTGCGAGTGTGGAATAAATAGTCCCACCACTTTAGTTTTTCATCGGTGTCAATGAACATCACCATCCAGTCGAATTCCGGCGGCTCAGGTTTGACCAGCCCTTGTTCTTCCCGAATCCCGATCTCTGATCCCAGATGTTCCAATTTGACCTCCCATTCGCCACTTGCGCTGGCTTATTGGCATTAGTTGTTAATGATCTACCCTCACCCGCTCCAATAAACAGGTATTGCAGTGCGTCA